GCCTTCGGTAACAGGCCAAACCGTGACGTCTTTAATACCGAACTGTACTTTCTTAGCCATGTTGTTTATTTCCTTTCAGTTTATTTTTGCATCGAGATGTTTCTCGTGATTTTTGATTCGAAAAGCTCGATGACCTCTTTCTCGACCGGAGCAATATGAGGGAACGCACCAGTCTTTGTCTTCTTTCCGTAAACACCGGACTTGTAGTTCGTCTTGTGCCCTTTTTCAAGAAGATGTGTCAATCGATAATCTTTTCTGTTGTGGATATAGACAGTGCCGTTTTTCTGTTTCGTCGCTGCCCAGGTCTTCGGGTACCTCTTCCATTTGCCACCATTATTTGCCTGCTGGAGCTGTTTGGCTCCGGCTTTACCAACTTCCATGGCGGCCTCATCGACCATTGTCGTGACGGAATGGTTGAAGGTCTGCAAGATCTGTCCGACCTCGCTCGCCAGTTTATCGGGAGTAATCTCAGACATCGTTCTCGTCTCCATCAAGTGCCAGGTCGTACGAATCCGTAAACATCATCGTGTCTGCGTCAAATCCTTGAGCTGTCATGTCGTAAGAGATCCCATGCCCCTGAAGGAAAGCCTTAATGTTTCCCCGGAGCTGTTCGTTCCTCATTGGAGAGAATGCCAGGAGCTCGTACTTGATAGCTGTGTAATAGTTGATGCAGTCAGCACGGAATGGAGCCAGTTCAACCTCACGGATCACGAGGAAATCTCCTGTGATCTCGTTAGCCTGGTCAACATCTATATGATCGTAAAAGATGGGAATGTTGAGAGATCTATCTGCTTTTATGGCTGTATAGAATTCAACGAGATTCATGAAGCACCTCCGTTCAACCCGATTGCCATCGAGCAATAGATCTCAAGCTCATCCTCCGAACTCTTATAGGTCCGTTCGACTTTGAGTTTCTTACCTTCAAATTCGACAGTGTTCTGTCCTGAGTACTCGATCGGATTAATGGTGAACTCATAAGACAGCTCGACACCGATCTGTCCTGCCTGATAATAGGAGGACCGGGAAACAGGAACGGACATCGCCAGGATGTCCGTTCTTGTCTCTGTATATACCGGCTGGCCAAACTTGTCATAAGAGCCGACACTTTTTCCGATCAATGTGATCGTCGTGTCATTCGCCATCTGAGACCTCCTTCTTATCGAAGACTCTGTTGTTTATTCTCCACCGGAGGGATCTCGGGAAATCCTGCGGCTCCCTTCTGGAAAGCCACATATAACGAGCGTAGTCGATAATCAGGTTCTGATCGTCAACGTTCTCGAGATTGAGAACCGCACCTTCTCGCTCTATTTCCTTTTTTGCCGCCTCCAGAAGATTATCGAGTCTCGAATCATAAACTGTGGAGTTTATAATTCCGAGATCTATCTTCAAGCCGTTGAGAATTGCCGAATCCATAAGTTACCTCCGAATCAAATCAGCCCTCGCCGCCCTCTTCCTCGGGAGGAGTAGCGAAATCGATGGATGTTGTGGGAGCTGTTGCATTGAGTCCGACAGCGATGAAAGCTGCAGGGATTGCAGGCTTACCGTCGTATCTGCAACGGCCACGGATGACTGTCTGATCCTCGATGAACTTAACATGCTCGGATGTGTCGATGGTCATACCCTTACGCTCACCGAGAACATAAAGCTCGAAGTAACCAGCTACGATGTTGGCAGCAGGGATGAAGTTGAGAACTTCGATGATGCCGCCAGTAACAGGCATTGTGCCGTTTACGCCGGAAACGATAGCACCAGCTGCGTTGACAGCGATGGACTCGGAAACGACTGTTGCATAAGTTGCCTCAGACATAGCCCAAACCTTCTCACCACGAGCGTACCTGTTGGCAGCCTTGGAAGCTCCAAGGATGAGAGACTGGAAGAGCTTGACACCTGTGGAAGATGCAGCAGGGATTGTGATGATGTGGTCTGAAAGAGTCTGGTCAGCTGCGAGAGCTGTAACAACACCAGTAGGCATCTTGCCTGTGGAACCCTTACCGTAAAGGATAGCCTTGTCGAGAGCATAACCCATGGAAGCGTTAAGAGAACTCATAAGAGCATCGAGAAGGTCGATGTCGGAATCCTCAAGGAGAGCGTTGCAGACTGCGAAATAGCCAGCGAGCTTATAGCAGTCAAGCTCAACCTGTGTGAAAGCCTGGTTAAGCTCATAGATGGGATCGCAGCACTCTTCCCAAATAGCTTCGGGAGTTGTACCCATAACGATCTCACGGCCCTTGCCTGTGAGTCTGATAACGTTAACGTGCTTGTAGAGCTTGGAGTAATCCATAACATCCTCACGGAGCAGTCCGATGATGGTGTCGCTGATTGTGTAAGCTCCGCCGGAGATAGCTCTCTTCTCCTTGATTGCGGAACGGATCTCTGCAACGAGAGCCTGTGTCTCGTCTGCCTGAACGAAAGCATCTCTTTCCTGGATGCTCATCTGACGAAGTGATCTTGTCTTCAACATAGTGTGAAATTTCCTTTCTGTTTTTCTTGTTTCGGGCTCATCTGTTGACTCAGGAGCAGGAGCCGCAGGAACTGCTCTCTGATTCTCTTCAATCTCGGAAAGCTCTCTCTCCATTTCGGAGATCTCACCCTCGAGATTGGTGATCTTCTCATCGTTCTCGGAAATATCGGTCTCAAGTGCTGACTGGTCAGCTTCGAACTTGTCTGCCTCATCCTCGACGACACTTCTTTCTTCCTCGGTGGAAGCTTCCTCGATAGCTGTCTCAAGCTCAGCCTCTCTCTTCTCGAGGTCGGCTTTTCTGCTCTCGAAGTCAGCTGTCAAAGAGCGGAGAGCTTCAAGCTCTTTACTCTTCTCGGATATCTTCTTCCGAAGGATCAGAGTTCTGATTGCCATCTGTCATGTCCTCCTGTGTAGTTTTTCTGATTCTGGCGAGCATCTTTGCTCTCCACGCTTCCGCCTTTCTCGACATAAGGTCGGCGGCATCACGCTGACGAGCTGAGATGCTTGTCTCCTCGTAAGCAGGGAATGTGCAACATGAAACCTCAAAGAGCTCGACATCAGTCAATGTCCAGTGAACTGATCCATCAGGAAGGAATTCGGTTTCCTCTTCCCTGATGAAAAAGCCAAAAGAGCACTGCGTCACGTCACCACGTTCGACCCTCGCATGGATGTTCATCGCATCCTGATCTTTCGGATTGATCTTGATGCGACCCCACAGCCCACGAGAATCCACTTTGAGCTCGAGAGTCCCGTTGGTGGTCCTTCCGATCACAAGAGTGGTGTCGTGATTGATGAGTGCTCTGATGTCCCCGGACAATGTGTTGTCGAAAGCTGTCGGAGCGATCGACTCCGAAGCTCCCTCCCAGAGCTCATAGTTGCTATTAAAAACGGCGAAATATCCCTCAATCACAGGATTTCCGTCGTCATCCCTCGTTTTAAAGTCTTCAGGTCTCGTTCTAACGAACCTTGTGTCCTTTGTTCTGATCTCAATGTCTTCCATGATTTATTCCTCCTGAATGAGTTTCTTCTGGTTCCCGGTCATGTCTGCCGGTATATAGTTCTCAAGGACCTTGAGTTCATCAAGACCTTCCTTGGGTTCCATGTTGATCTTGTCCCTCGCCTCGTTGCCGGTGATCCAGCCACGGTCACCAAATGCAGTAAATACCTGCGTGATCGTTGAGAGATCCCAGTCGAGAAGCTGCCAGATGTTTCCTTTGATATACCAGTTCGGGCTCATAATGAGTCCCTTGGTCATCGTCTGTGCTATACACTCGACCACCTTTCGGAGATCGTTGGTAACGAAGTTATTGAACTCGTCCTTCTTGAACTCTCCCATTCCTACGAAGAAAGGAGGAACACCCACGATCGTGGCCACCGTCTTCTTGTTAAGGGTTACGGTGTCAGCTATAGCGAGATCCTGAAGGGTCAAAGGCTTAACACTCTGAACTTCCATCTGCTGAGCGGGAATTATCCAGGGCTGACCTTCTTCAGCTGTCGAGATATAATCCTCGACCATCTTGGAACGGCCGCCTTTATCAGCGAACTCCTTTGTCAGACCATCAACCTTGACGATCATCGGAGGCTTCCACTTCGAGTTGTTGAACGCCTTCTCTGTGGCGGCTGCCTGCTTCAGATTGTCAGCCACATCCTTGATAGCGACTCTGAAGCCTGTTCCTTTCCACAGCTGATTCTTATCAGGGGTCAAAGCGAAGTGAAGCAGATCCTGCGGATCGTACTCGATGCCATCGATAAAGATCTTATATCCGTACCCTGTCGGATCTCCCTGGAACTGAACCCGGTTCGCAGGAATGACCTCAAGGTCCCGAAGATATCCGCCTTCTGTATGAGGTCTGACAACACAGTTACCATCCCCGTATAAAAGAAGATTCATGGCTATAGCTTCATAGAAGTGCTGTCTCGTCATATAAACATTCGGTGTTATGTCAATCTTCCTGGATAGCTCATTCTTGATCCTTCTGTCTCCGCCGCCTTCCAGGTTCTCCATGATATGCCAGGAGACCAGACCGACAAGTCCGGCGTACTTCTTGCAGGCCGTGACGATCGTCGGGTCTTTATCAAGTGAACGATATCCGCCACAAGCGATCCCCTCTGTGTTGATGAACTCCATCAACTTGACGATCTTCTGCTGGAGCTCCGCCTCCGAAGCTCGAGTCTGTCCGGCACTCTTCCTATTCCTTTTCTTTGCCATTCTTAACCTCCAAACCAAGCCTCAACGAGATTCTGGTCTTCCAAAGAATTCAAATATCTCACGCAGGCGAAGACTGAAGCATCGAACAGGTCGATTCTCATCTTCTTACCTACTTTTTCGAATTGGATCATGTCATCCGACTTCTCGATCGCTCGAACATTGGCCACACAATACTCGTAAGCCTCCGAATGACAGTAATAGAGCTTTTTGTCGAGAGCTCTTTTCTCGATATGCCTGAAGCCCTCCGACTTCAAGTAATAATACTGTGGCTGGTCCACTATATTGAACCCTGCCTTCTTCGCCTGGATGATGTATTCCCTGGCGAACTTCCTATCGTGTCCGATCTGAACGATATTGAAACCCTTCTCCCTCATGTCAACGAACCACTTGACCACATCGTCAACGTTGACTGTTGGAGAATTCGCCATCGTAAGCCAGCCTTCATCCTGCCAACCAAAGAGAGGAATCTGATCCTCTTCCGCTTTTCGTGCGGCCGCCGTGACTGGGAAGAAGGCATGGGTAATTACGATATCAATGTCCTTCTCTGCCCAGTTACCATATAAAGCCGCAGCTGTCAGGTCGTGGAGCTTCGAAAGGTCAGCTCCGCCATACCAGTTAATCTTCAGCTTCGCCAGATCGTCAATCGACAGGTCGAGACATTCATCCGACCGCCTGAAGGTCTCGATGTTGAAATAAGCCTTCATCGCAGTCGTGTATATATTCAACGATCTCGAGAGGAAGTCCTTCCTCTGCTGAGGATCGTTCTGAGCTTGAACCGCATCCGCCATGATATCCTCGGGTCTGATCGTGACCCCGTAGGATGGATTCGCCAGCTCATGTTGTTCAGGATCTAAGAAATCAACGTTTCCGTTTTCATCCTTCTGTGCTCTGGAGATGAAACAGAACAGAGTATCATCCTCAGCTGTTCCGTCCAGGATCTTGTCGGCATACTCGAGACGACCATAGCAGAACGAGTTGATGTTATCGCCTGCGGTCGTGATGCCGATCATGAGCTTGTTTGTGTATGCCTTCATGGCTTCCTTAAATCGGTTGTACTGTGCAGCCGATTTATAGGCGTGGATCTCGTCAGCGATGCAGATGTTACATCCAAACGAATCCTGTTTATCAGGATTGGCGGCCATCGCCTCAATGTGAAGAGATCCCACCGGAGTTCCACTCGAGTCATAGAATGTCTTCGAGATGGAGTGCTCCTGATTGTTGTCCCTGATCCTGAACTCCGACTCTGTCCCACGGTACTTCAGGGAATAATGAATCTTTTCAAAAGCTTCACTCGACTGCTTCAGGGATGCAGCCGTTATATAGATCGTGGCACCGGATCTCCTCTCGAGCATTCCGAGAGCCAGAGCGAGAGCTGCCACGAACAACGACTTGCCGTTCTTCCTGGGAACGAAGATGAATGCTTCCTTGAACCTTCTCTCATCCGTCCCTGTCTTATACCATCCGAGCAGGTTATAAACAACGAACACCTGCCAAGGCTGAAGTATGAACGGCTTATTCTTCAAAGAGTGTCCTTCCAAGTCTTCACCCTTCTGGTGGACACAGAACTGCTCGATGAAGCCACAGACGAAATCGGCATCCTTCCTCCGGATCTCGATATCGTCTCTCTTGAGGTCCATCAGGAACCTCAAGCATTCTCTTTTATTATTTCCTCTTTTGATCTTGCCACTGACAACATCATTTGCGAATGTCAGAGCAATGTCATAATAGCTCCGACCCTTCATAATAGCTCCCTCTTATGACTCAAGGCTCTCCAGCACCTTGTCCAGTGCTGACCTTTTATCCTGTTTCAATGATTCTTCGTTTATCTTACGAAGTCCGCTCGGAGTAAGTCCGAGCTCTCGCCAGTACTGCAGAGCGTCACGGTTCAGATCGTTGATAAGTCTCACCACAGGATTCTGCTCGAGATTCGTCGAGCCGCCTTTATTGGTATGCTCCACAATGATCTGCTTCCCTGCTGTCACATAAAACTCCTGAGCCTCGTCCCTCTTTTCGAGGATATCGGCAAGAGTTGCGATGACCGGTTCAAATGCTTTTTGATATGTTCCAACCGCTTTGCAGTTCTTAACAATAAGCGACTTCCACTTTTTGGCTTCCATGGCTAACCCCTCGACCCTAATTTCCCCGCACTATTGGAAGTGCC